TCAACAAGATCCTCAACCATGTTATTGTGTAGCTCATCGAAGACTGACTCTAACTGGTTCTGTGCCTCTAATACTGCATACTCCTCAGTATCACCAAAGCCCCTAACAGATGTAGTAAGATTCCCATCAAACACCTTGATGAGATGAAGATATCCATTGGCAAACTTCTTCGTATAAGGGGTCACGGAGCGCTTGCTGTTTACCTTTGTCCAGTTGCTGATTACGTTTTCCATTTATATCTGGGGTATTAGAATTTAATAATCATTTTTAGTGACATCCACATGAGCTAGAACTACTTGAACTTTCACATCCACACGAATCGGAATCACTGGAATGATGCCTGTGGTGCTTTTTCTTCCTATATACGTAGTATTTCTTCTGTTCCTCAATGCAGTAACTGCATACTGTAGCACGCGAAGTAACAACAATGTTCAGCTTACCACAGATAGTGCACTTCTTATATTTCTTAGGCTCCGACACAGTTACTGTGTATCGTGACCTAGAATAACCATCCCACGATTTTGTCTTTTTCGATTTGCAGCTCTTACACATTTTATAAGGGTCTAAATTTAAAAATGATTCATCATAAACAAAGGGGTTACAAAAAATGTATATAATCATTGTGTTGGGAACCGCACAGCCTAAGTATGAGTCAGAGGCTCGCATTGAGCTTGCATTTGAAACATATAAAAAGCTACATACTGAAGGACATCCCGTTTTAATGATTGTGTCTGGTGGTAATAGTAAGAATAGACCATTACCTGAATCATATCTCATGAAGAAGAAACTAATGTCGTTAGGGGTTACTGAGAGTCATATTATTGAAGAACCATACTCACTTAACACGATAGAGAATATACTCTATAGCAAGTCCATAATTAGTAGCCTTTTAGAGTCTAACTATTATTGCCTATATGATCTAAGACCAGATCTAAGACCTCCATGTGAAGATAATGACGCAGATTTCGATATCTCAGGTCCACCATTGAAACTGAGTAAGATAGTCATTGTTAGTTCTGAATATCATCTATACAGGTCCAGTCTTATTGTTAAGCATTTCGGTATGCCTGTAAGCGTAGAATATATTGGATCTAAGAAGTATCCACTAGAACGTAAGAAGAATGAGAATGTGATACTTATGACTATACCACAGCAACTACAACAATATAAGAACTTTAACCCTCTCGATATTAATGAGAGAACCGATCGACTAACTGGCAATAAATATGCATCTACGGATGGCATACATACCTCATATAGCCCGACATTCATATAATATATCATATGAATGACTAAAATCTATCTAGAACTACTTGCTGGAAATCGTCCCATTTTTCAAAGGTTGCCCTGTTATCTCTCCATGCATGTATTAGTCTGTCTTTTAATGTGCTATCCCGTTCCTTGATCTTATTTATTACAGATCTATCGAGAAGGATGTATCTCCTGATATCTTCTGGATAATATGGATCATCTTTTTTATTCCAATCATTCCTCCATAAATAGACATATAGACTGGCTATGACATCAATCCTATCAATGGAGTAAAACACCTCAAGTCGATCACTACTAGATAGTGATGTGTTCCAGAACTTATTGACTTTCTGCTGTAGCTGCATTTTCATATTCCCCTAGTAAATTCAGTTCAGTTAATAAATATTTATCATATTTAATATCTAGCGATAAAAATGGATATACTTGAAGATGTTACATTTGCTGTTAGTGATCTACTGGAGTATGCTATTCAGTTTGGTCTGAAACCGAGTAACTTCAGTGTTAATAGGGAGAAGTTTATAGAAGAAGCAACAGATACCGTAGGTAATAGTCTAGGTAAAGGAGGAGTAGGTAGTGTTTTTACCATACAGGGAGAACCTAGATATATACTTAAGATTACATCTCCAAGATATGGGCAGAATGCATGTCTTGATAAATATGTTGCTTCTCTAGAGGATAATGTAATATATACATCTAAATATGTGCCTCTTGAATATAATGGTGAAATGATCCAGCAGAAGATGATAACTATGCCTAATGTCTTTTCTGAACCATTGATTGGTGGCCTACTCACAAAAGCGGTGGATGCCGGCTACTGTAACGGATTCTGCAAGATATATCGCATGGCATATACTCATGATGATATGTCAACATATATAATAATGGAAAGGTATAAATCAGATCTTGCCAGTGTTGTCAAATCAGGTAAAGATTTCTTACATCTCCTATTTCAGGTCTGCTATAATCTGATGGTTGGTCAGAATATGTTCCGATTTACCCATTATGATCTACATATGGGTAATATACTCTATATCGAGGAAAGTGAAGACTTTATAGCATATCCATTGCCAGATGGGGAGACGATATACATCAAAAATCCTGGATTCTCTATTAGGATTTCTGACTTTGGTATGGCTAGGGCAGAATATGGAGGCTCGGTTATAACGCCCATTACTGACACATGTCCCCATATGCATCTAGGTGTCTTTGATCCAAACTATGATATCATTGCATTTATGGGTAATTTTGTCCTAGGTTATGAAGATTACTGGAATGATTTATTCTTCAATGATTTAGATCTAACCATTGCGAATCAGATCACAAATCTCATTTTTGATGCGGATATAGATATGATGGACGTAGTTGCAAAAGACTACTATACGGAAATGAGAAATGGAGATCTCATGTGGAGACCTAAAGGTCCCTCTGGACACAAGTATCACAAAATGATGAACATGGAAGATCTACTGCTACGATTAGTAGATATACTGGAAGAAAATAAAATTGTATCACATGATAATCCGGGATGGGGAACAATAAAAGAATTTAAGGGACTCCCTAAGTATGATCTAGATAGATTTACTCCTTACATAGAGGATATACCTGTTACATTATCCAATACAACAACCGAGATAACTCATGGTATTCTGCTTACCTCTTATAAAGATGTAATCAAAGCACCTATAGAGAGCTATAATAGGACCCCTGTTAATAGGCAGGTAGAACTGTGCAATAAATTCCCATCACGTGGATGCTTATCATCGCAATATATAACAGAAGTATTGATAAATAGAGAAAGGGCACATAGTTTCAAGTTTAGCATGCAATGTTGCAAAGTAGATCCCATCGACTACTTAATACAATCTAATCAAGAGGGTATTGTTATAAACGGTGGTTTCTTCAATTTAACAACTCACACACCGATAGGATATTATAAAGATGAAACATATGAGCTATCTATCGACCATATACCGGAAATATATAGACCATATTTCGGTATCATAGGAATAAATGGCAGCGGAGACATAGTTATCGATAGGATATTTGCATATAATCGTAGACATAGAGAATTTGATTATATAGCAACATCTGGACCCCTTCTTGTGTTTAATAGTAATATAGTATTTGATGAGAGAACAGTAAGGACTATAAGAGATATACCATCGGATCCTAATATGAGTCTTGAACAAGCTAGAAAGGTTGGTGCTCTTATACCTGATGTGAGCATATTCCAATGTGACATTCCGAGACGTTCCGGAGAAGAGCAAAATAAAACATTCCTTAGACAGGATCAACGTGTTCTAGATAACTGTGAAGTAGAGGATCTAGAGACCAATACCAGAGTGAGAAACTGTAGCACTATAAAACCAGGAGAACTTAGCCACGCTAGTAATCCAAATCCTCGATCAATGCTTGTTATAACAGAGGAAGACAACATAGCATTTGTCGTCGTAGAGGGACGTGAGGATAGAGGTTTCGGTATGGATCTCGTTCAGCTAGCAGCATACGCAAAGAGGAGATTTAATGCCAAGTTTGCTATAAATCTAGATGGTGGTAGATCATCACGTATAATCATAAGGAAGCCAGGAGATTCCAGTGTATATACTATGACAGATACCATGAAAATGAAATACCCATCAGGAGATCTAATCGCATTCACCAGAGATCGCGTATAAATAAATATAGATATAATATAAAATGGAATCAGATACCACATATACTCAAACTGTTAGAATCAACGGTTTGATATTCCTATTTGAAAAATGGCTATCACGGCGTGATAATGAAAAGAAAAATAAATAATATATCGATTATATATTACCGCTATATCTCTAATATATGGTATATTAGAAGAGGTAGACATATTCCGATATATTCCTAATATACATATGCCTAGGCATATGTATTGTTTAATTAATTACTCAACAAACACTAGATCCTCATGGCCCATGAGATGTCTCGCCGCATGTAGAAATGGCTTATCAAAGCCATAGCAACTCTTAGATGAGATAGAGTATATCGGTAGGCCGGCATCCTTGTATGCCAACAATGCTTTGTAGTTCTCCTCGATAGCCCCATCACTAGTATCTACAAATGACTTCACAATAATGATGGGACTAAAGGGATTAACGCGGCGCCAATCCTTGATATATTGGTTAGTTTCGCTATTAGTTGTGTGAAACACAATAGCCATATTTGCATTGATGTAGTAGCCATCGCGAAGGCCACCATAGTGACCCGCACAATCCCACACATTAAATCTAACACGGCCATAGTTAGTATTAAATACAAGTGGGTGAACCTCTACACCGAGAGTGGGGATATAATTAGCCTCAAACCCTCCGGACATGTGTCTCTTGATGAGAGTAGTTTTACCCGAGCGAGCACCACCAATAAGGCAAATTTTGAATGTGTTAATGGTATCCATTTATCAATATAAATCGTGATATTTATATTCATTTTGTGAATTTTTGGTTTTGATAGTCTTTTATACCCACTTACCAGTCCGCGATGCGCTCCCAAATAGCTATTAAATATAAGGTATCATTGGCAGCATAGATGCAAACTTGCCCCTATTATCCTTGTAGTCAGATAGCGAACCATAAAATAGTATCTCCATATATTTATCATTACCGCTCGACTGATCATCATAAGTAACAAGTTGGCCCTTGTCATCTATACCTAGTATTATATATCTAATATTATTTCCGTTAAAGTTTTCTGGTCTAGATGGCATACCACCAATATTAATCTTCTTTTCATTCCATATACTACATACATAGAGAGCAGTCTTAAGAGATCCATCGAATATGTTCTGTATCATGTATATCTGATCTTCATTCTGATAAATATAAGGTTCTAGTGACAATCTAGCATCATCTACAGTAGTCTCCATTGTCATTGCCTTAGATGCCCTCTTAATACTACCTACCCTATGGAACATATCCTTATAGTGGAGGAATACACCAACACCCTTCTGCTGTTTGAAGTCGTTCTCATTAACATATACGAATAGCTGTGTATGCGGCTTGGGAGTCTGTCCCTTGGTTGTCTTAAAATACATCTTTATGAAGTATTCCATCTTATCCCTGAGTGCCTCGTTATACATTATTATCCCTTTCTCAGAAACAAGTGTAGGTATCTGCTTACTAAGGGCTCTTAATGCATCCTTCAGATTATTTGTCGTGGGGAACTCTTTCTTACTCTTACTGAAATCATAATATATAAGTGAATCTCTCGGTCCAGTAGAGTCCACTATTAGATACTTCCTTATGAACTTATCAGGAAGAGAATCATCTAGAGTTGCTTTTGATGGGGATCTTAGATCGCCAGATAGCTCCATTCTATAGATATCAAATAGATACTCAATGATACGCTGTATAATCATTGCTTGTCTCTTTACATCATCTATCTTATTGAGGCCAGTCATATTAGAGGAAAATAGAGGATTTAACTTACTAGACGTGGGAATCTCATTTGGTGCCTTAGCATCATTAATCGGAACAAATATAGCCTCTTGAATATCAATGTAACTATACCACAAACCGATGGCATTACCCTTATCATCTATAGCTGCGGAATATGGATTTGGCATTATTGATAATACATCCCCAATGTTGCATTTAACCTCATCTTTTGTTATTGGTAGATCCTCCGGTTGACTAGGAGGACATAATAGAGTAATGGGTCCATTCTTACCCTTAACAATGATACCTCTCATCTTACCATATGGATCTACTATCATTGATCTGCATTTCTTGATACCAACAACACTTACAATACTATTCTGATAGTAGTTAGATCTAATAGTGAGTGAAGGATCGAAGCTTGCCATGTATATCTGATTAGTTGTGTTAAGTAGATCGAACATCATATTCCTAACCTTCTTGCCAAAAACCTTGACAGCTCTTATATTGCGATCCGCCTTATCCATCAGCCTTATTATTGGTTCACATTGAGGATATGACAACCTAGTCTTGTGTTCTCCTCTTGTATATTTACATACTATAACAGTAGCTCTATCGCGAACTGTTCTTATATGACATATCCTGTTCCTAGGAATCTCTAGTTTATTCTCTTCTATATCGAATACAAAGATATTGATGTTGAAGTATTCCTCAACAATGCGATAGAAGTATGAAGGATCTAGATATACAAGCTCGTCATAGAATGCATCATATGACTCCTTATCGGTATGGTCATACAGCTCTTGAGCAGCACATGCAAAATTAGATTCAGTAGCTATCTTATGCCTCAGATTTATTATATAGTTTTCCCTCTCCATGATATCTGTCTCAAGATACTCTTGATCATCTATTGCTTCACATACAGCATGTAGAAGTGATGATTCACTCCTTACAGTTCCTAGTCTTATGTAGTTATTACCCAGAATGTTCTTGATGACAGTGGGCAGCTCACCTCCTTGATATGGATTTAAGATCTTAATATTAGAGCTTATACTTAGGCGATCTGGCATTTTGTATCCCTCAAGTGGTATCTCTATTGTCTCTATGCCTGATTCCACCTCATCATAGTAGTTATTAAATTCAGAAGATCTGTTATTGCGATCAAGATGGTTTAGCTCATATCCACATGGTATATATGGGAAATCATCCCTATTATCAAGCTTAGAGTTCTTCTTAACACCTATGAATGGGAATCCACTCTCAGGATCACCAGCAAAATAGTATTTGGCCCTCTTCTCGGGATCTTGTGGTATAGTAACTTTATACTTTCCTGTTTCTGTTATGGTTATGTTATGGTCTATATTCTCCTTAGTAAGTGGGAATGGTATCACTTGATTGCGATACTCCTTATTGTTATGTCTAAATGTTCCCTCTAGATATTCTTCTACCTCATCTCCTGGTATCAGGATTGGCTGATTCTTATTCTGACATATTCCACCATATCCTGTAACGAATATCTCCGGTGCCTGTCTAGAAAGGGTATCTAACTTGCTCTCGGTGTGACCTCCTAGCTTTACTTTCTCTTTTGCTTTTCTCTTTGAACCAGTAGACAATGTAGATGCCCTAAGGAAGCTTCTATATGGTGCATATGAATTACCATTAACTATCTGCTGATAAGCACCAAGAATATATGTAAGTATATCAACGAAGTTCTTGAAAAGGTTTATATCAGTAGTTGATGATACCTCTACTCCCAATGTGGTAGGTGATCTTAGTGTAACTCTAAGACCTATATTACTTTCACCAGATTCATCTGCAAAATCAAAAGACCTGCTATGTATCACAAAGAAATCCTTGAATATAGGGGTCATTCTTTTTTCATCCACATAAAGGTATGTATTAAAGAGTGGCTCTCGAAGACACATATCGAGGAATGCCTCTGTTATAAAGTCGGAATCGAGCGTCATCTGTAGGGATCCTTTAGATTCTACTATAGAACTCTCACCAAGATCCAGTATTGATTTAAAACATTCACTAAGCAGGTCATCTACTATATCCTCATATTCTACCTGAAAATCCACAGTTAAGCTATTAGATTCAATATCATACTTAGCCATAATAAAGTCCTTCCTATTGAGTTCAGTCTGTGGTGTTATCTCCTTGAGATATAATATAATATATATCATGTTAATCATGCTGACTTCACGTTGATCCGGTATGAAGATGTTATAATCTAATAGTTTATTGGGCCAGTCCATGAATAGCTTTGAATAGGTCCTTGTATTCTCACATTCAAAATTCTCAGCAAATGTATATGCAATAAATGGGACACCAGTAGACAGTGTCACATTATTGAAGATGTCTATTGCATTATCTACTGTTACAGATTTACCACCAACAAATTTTGGTCTATATCTATATGTATATGATGTATAACTTATATCTGAATACTTTACCGGTTTATATTCTAGTAGTGCCCTCTCCTGTGATATAATCTTAGTTGCCTCTCTTCTTGTATTAGAGATTAGATCCGCAAGATTGCGCTTCCATGCACTGTAGTATGTATCTAGATCATCAGTATCACTATACTTGGGATTGTCCTCATTATACTTTTTATAGTTATCAGTATACCATTTGTTTATCTCATCAAATAGCCCTTCTATTGGCCTGCTATCTTTGTAGAAGTCATACCATGCAAATGTAATATCTGTTATGTCTAATGGGACTATTGATAAATCCTGTATTGTAATTACAAAATCATCAAGTGATATCGCGCCAGATCGCTTATCCATACTGGATAGTATGTCAATTGCATATCTATATGTATAATCGCGAAATCTATCCTCAGTATTATCACTGATTTGGCTTTTACTAATGACTACTAGGCTAGCTGGCACATGTTTCTTTGATGCCCATTTATATAAGAAAGTTCTTTCATTGTCTACAGCGGACATTTTATCACTTGATAAAATGTTAACATATATCAATTTAGATCAGATCAGGAGAAACTTGAGCATCATTTCTAAATATAACGGCATCTGTGTATGTATGCTCCCTGATAACATAACCAAGATGATATGCAATGTTTCAGATACTATATCAGCGTCTAGGGGATCTGATCTGTATCCCAAGATTATAAGCATGTGCCGTATTGTTGATCAGGATAGATTCACATTATAACTGCCAATATGAGAATATATATGATGATATATATTCAAAATGTAATCGCAAATAACATTTATTCGCTTTCAGAGTAACTAAACTGTCTAGATACATATAGTATTGTATATATGCGAAATCTATCATTAAGACCTGGATACTTTGTTTGAACACCTATCCGATCACCACTAGTAAAACATATACCTGGATCAACATCACGACTACATGGGGTCGCTGACAAAGGTATAGCTATATATCCAGGTTCAAATGGTATACTCTGGAACCTACATGCATTTATTCTTGTGAAATGTATTGCGGGCACATCCCGGAACACATGATTCTTACTCTTAATAAATGATAGTTTAGAACTCTCTCCTATAGAGTAGTCACTGGTAATGTTATATACATCTCTTTTATTAGCATCCTCTATGAGAACTATTATTCCTTTTACTGGATCTGCACTATCAATTGGTATTTCTCTGAATAGGGAACCCACTATTAGCTCTGAATCGCATGGTCTAAATATAAAGTCGTCATACCAGAAATCACTAGAAGGTGACTCATTTATTTCCGGGTCTGTTTTACAATATACACCCCATAATGTAGGTTCTGGTAACACCTTAGGACAATCAATATCGAAATGTGACCAATCGAATGGAATATTATTACCATTATTATCCATTATTTCAATAAGCTTATCTAGCTGTAGGCAGTTCTTCATACTGAATTTTAGATCCTTTATTTTGGATAAGTCCATGCCGTTATACTTATACATACAGTTAATCTCATACATAAGTATATCCTCCTGAATAGTATGCTCAAATGTTCCATTATTTCCTATATTATGGGATAGGTGCTTCTTCATACCTGGAAATCTGAAACAGTGTAGCATTGTATCCAGTATATATGTATTGAATGATTGTCTTAGAGATCCATTAATAAGAATTGTTGCCTCATTTACTACATGATGTATAAAGTTATGACATAATCTAATCCTGGATTTGGATTTATCTGCTACCTTAATAGTGGGTATCTTAACCTCGATATATGTGCCTATTATATGTCCCGATTTAATAGGAAATGTATATAATGACTGATCACCTGTTGATGTATGCTCAAATGGAGCAATTATAGATGTATTCCAGAGTGTATTATCATAATCAGGTCTGAAGCTTGTAGCAAGGTTACCTGATCTATGAATCCTCTTCTGTAGATCTGTCAGCTCGGGTTTATCACAAAAGGATATCTGCATTTTGGTTCCGAATAGATATATTTATGTATCTGTTTTTAGTATCATACAGTAGCGGCTATAGCAAATAGAGAGCTTGGTAGCAAGTCTGGTAATAGTGACTGAAGATGTATTTATGATATCGGTAGCTGCATATTAGGGCAGAGTCTCCATAAAAACATTATCATGATGAACAAAGATCGAAAATGAATTAAAAAATAATTAGATGTTCCTCTAAAATATATCGATATAAATTGATCGATAAATTAAAAAACCTTAAAAGAAAAAGTCACCCACTAAAAAGAGTATGTCTTCCAGCCCCCGCAAAACCCGTCGTGCTCCTGCTAAGAGCCCTGCCACCCGCAGGAAGGAGACTATTGAGAAGATCCGCCACTATGCCGTTCTCCCTGGTGATTATGATAACAGGGTGACCACTTTGAAGCATGCCGTGAGTGTTCTGTTCACCATGGCTCGCAAAGTCTACAAGGACACCAAGAAGGGTCAGACCGTGATTGATGGTCACCCTGTGAGCAAGACCGAGCTTAACCAGCTCGTGTCTGAGTTCAAGTCCCGCCTGTCTAGCCTCTCCACTTACTACAAGATGGCCACCTCTAAGCACGGTGCCCAGTATGTTCGTGAACTGATCAAGTATGATCGTGCTCTGAAGCGTCACCAGAACTATCCTGACCGCTACAAGGCACCCGGTGCTATGCCATTGACTGCCCCTGAGAAGCAAGCTACTCGTGCTCCTCGCATCACCCCTGTCCAAGCCCATGAGGATCTCATGAACTTCTTCCGCGCTATGGATCTCAAGACCCCCAGCGGTCGCCGTGTGGCTCTGCCTTCCATGCTTGCTGGTTCTAGCAACATTACTGATGCTAACACCATGCTGCGCATCTACAGCATCTATATCCACACCCTTGAGAAGCACGGTCAGTTTGTTGATCTGAGCCGCGCTCCCGGTGCTGAGCATCTCGCCAGGTTGATCAGGGAGATCAACAGCTCTGAGGGTAAGGCCCTTGACATCCGTAACTTCGCTGCTCGCGACTGGATGGTGATCATCCATAAGTCATCTGACAAGGTTGAGGGTGACAAGCCTAAGATGGAGGCTCTTAAGAGCCGCATCTCTGCCGATGTCACAGAGGTTACTCAGGCCTCTGCTGAGTGGCGTGACCACGATAAGGCTACTCGCCCCAGCCGTCCCCGCCCTACCAAGCCCAAGGCAAAGAAGCCTCAGCGTCGCAATGTGCTCCCCGAGTAAATAAACAAAAAACAATAACAATTGATATCCACAGATATCAATATGAACTAGGCATACATGTGCTATATTGATATGGGGATATACATGTGCTATATTAATATAAACTAGGCATATACGTGCTATATTGATATAAACTAGGCATATACGTGCTATATTGATATAAACTAGGCATACATGCGATATAGGTCATATTGATATTAACTAGACATACATGCGATATAGGTCATATTGATATTAACTTGGAATATATGCGATATAGGTCATATTGATATAAACTTGGCATACATGCGATATAGATCATATTGATATCAGGCGATATCAATAGCTTTAGTCGATGGTCGGGAGGTTGAGAGACACAGTAGTGTTATCACCCGCAGACCTAGACTTCGTCGGCATCTTCATATATGAAGATATGTATTTCTCCCATGACTTCATAAACATATCAGGTGTCAGCTTTGTAGATCTGCTTGTTCTACTGCATTGACGTAACTTATCCCTACATAATGATTCTACACATTTTATCCTGAATGTTCTATTAGGAGCAGTTCCAATAACTCGTAGACCCGAGATATCACATATTGCCCCGTCCCTCATGATTACATTCTCATCATCTAGTTGATCAAGAGTAAGAGCCAAGCTAATGGTCTTGATCAGGTTATCTCTTTCCTGTTTATTCAGCTTTAAGCTGCTACTTAGATCGTATAGATAGTTGATTATGAATATCTTCTTTTGTTTCTTTCTTGATAGTTCATCAAAACTGATAACCTGTGGTGAATCATATGATTCTGTCTCTTCTCTTGTTATATCCATCTCTATATCCCTATCAGATATCATACCACCGTTATGTCTAAAGAACTTCTGTATCTGATCCAGCGTGGTATGTTGAGTAACCACCATTGTTATATCTTTTGTTCCTTTGCGATATACAAGTAGCCCATCTTTATAGCCGAACTTCTTAGGGAATACTCCCCTCGCAGCAGATACAAATACATCTTTCCAGTAGGGATCATCTGTAAGTGAGGCATAGTCATCGAAAATTGGATTAACTATTGTAAGCACTTTACCAGTTGTCCTCTTGGATTTATCTGATCTATTAATTGGTGTTTGTAGCCACGACCGTTTACTGACATCGGCCGCTGCATATGTTACTGACTTTATCATTGAGCGGTCACTTTGAGAACCATATAAGAATTTTGAAGATAAAAGCAATGTTTTATGGATCATTTAGCAACTTCAGACGAAACGAAGAAGGTGGAAAAATATACACAGATCCTAGTTTGTGTAGCTAAAGATACTAAAATAGTCAGAATATCACCAACGAAAGAACAGCATAACTTTAGTATTGTATCCAAGAAAAAAAGGTCATTCAAAAGGTGATATGGCTGATTGGAAGATTCCAAGATTGTATACAGATACAGACGGTAATGTTAAGGCGGTGCCTCCCAGACTTAACTCTATTATACGAGAAGGTGATGCTAAATTCAATGAGATATATGATGCATTTGAGGTTGATGGTCGTCCAGCACCAAGAATACAAGCGATTGATGAAGTCTCTAGAATAGTGAAAGATCCAGAAGGCGAATTCCGCCTTGAGCATGGTAGATGGGTAGTATTAAAAAGGATAGATCACGGAGAAATACCGCAATTTAGTGATCTATTTGAAGTTGATGCTGCACTTGGTAAGGGGACCTTCGGATCTGTATTTCGTGTTACAACAAAACTAAAGATAGATATGATTCCCGCCGGATTCGTAGTAGCAGTTAAGCTGATAGATATATCTAAGATGGATAAAGCAGCTCTAGCTGCCCTCGATTCAGAAATGGATATTCTCAAAGAGCTCACTTCATCTGAGGGATCTGACCCTATTGGAAGTAATTATATTGTAAAGTATTATACAAAGCTGCATGTTAACTTTACTGGTAAGGTGTATCTTGCTATACTAATGGAGAATATACACGGAATAACACTTGAGCAGTTTATAGACTCATGCAAAGTAGAACGCTATAATCCAGATACGGACTCTACAGAAGTTACATATAAGACTGATATATTAACAGCTGGACAGATAGCCAATATTATTAGACAGATGTTAGAGGGCCTTATCTATATGCATAGCAAGAATATTGTCCATAGGGATATTAAGCCCGGCAACATTATGTTAGAGTCAAGGACAAAGAATATAAGATATATTGATTTTGGATTTGCCTGCTTTGATGAACTTAGTGCCGATCGCTACCAATGTAAGCAGAAGATAACAGGAACACCTGTATTTATGTCACCAGAGGTTCTCAAGAATTTCAATAAACCGGGTGCTGCTTTGATTAATACTCAACGACAAGTAGAGATTCTAAAATCATCAGATTTATGGGCAGTGGGGATAACCATATATGATCTATTCTTTGGTATCGACCCTTATGTTAGCGATTCTGTGTTAGATCTCCTTGATGAGATACAAGATCCCGATATGGAACTCCCATTTTTCGAATACACACCTGATAACAATCTAGTGGATATGATCCTGAAACCTATTCTTAACAAGGATTACATGTTGAGACCTAGTGCACGTGAGCTATTGGCCCGTTTGGGTAGCTTATACCACTTTTGATAAAATGAATACAAAAATCTCATTCTCATAAACAAAAATGCCGGCGTATCTAGTCTTTGAGGAGTATAAAGATAGCTCCGGAAACAATAAACAAAAGATAGCGATCTATTCTTCTCGACCGGATCTACTTAGTATAGACCCTAATGGTATTAAGCATAAATATATACTACTTAAATCTGCACATAATGAATCTTTTGATGACGCATGTATGAGCCTCAAACAGAATCTAGACTACGATGATTTACGTATGCTGGAAAGATACCCTTCAGACTAATCTCTTGAGATCAGTATATTGATATACTGATATGATTTATTCTTTGTCGCTGATACTTGTTGATGACATCTTGCTCTCTATAACAGAGGTATCTTGTTCTTTTCCCTTATTCTCCTTTTGTATGAGTCGCCATCTGGGCTTTGATCCATTGGCTTCCGCCATCTTTTCTAGCAGGCCCTCATCTTTCATCGCATAAAGTAGGGGGTTGATATCCTTTGTAGAAGCCTTTTTACCCTTTATCTCTTTAGCAATATCGAGAGTAGGAACCCAATCGTCTTTCCCCTTAAGGTAGTCCACAACTTTAGCTTTATCGCCACTTGACATTTATATTAATATGATATAGATTAGATATCATTTTCCGTATATAGCCATATGCTTTGGGATAAAATGGAATTTTGGCATCTCATTGTTATGGCACTGGTCATCCTTATACCAGCTGCATGTTATAAGCTGTATCTAATCATCAAGAGTAACAAAATGAAGGCAATCATAATGGCCATGAGATTCCTTCATACAGTGACAAAGAAGATGAATACTTCGAGTGGAGGTAGTAAAGCCACGATGAGCAACAATCGAAAGTATATAACTATATCATATACAGATAATAATAAAGAGAAGATTGTAATAGTTCCATATGATAGGTCTCTTGTATCAAAGCAGATAGGCAAGCAAGTGATACTTGAGATGAAAAATAAACACTTGATTGATATAACACAGGCACCGGGTATACCCTATATGCTTACTGCTGGGCAGATGGATGGAGTAAAGGCCATTATAAAAGATATAGATACAGGCGTGACAGTTGCATTTGGTCCAGATGAGCGAATAGTTTTTACATAAAAATGACATTTATATCTAGGTTGATAAGATATAAATGGAGGCAGAAACTATCAACGATATACACATTATGGGTATAGTCCAACGCGTAGAGTTCGCGCGTCAAGGTATGCCTACTAAGTTTGTCGTGTTATCTAATCAGACTAAGAAACTAATAAATGTTACATGTATCACTAGAGTATATGTAGATGAGAGAGATAAGATAGTAGCAGTCGGTGCAGATAAGATAGGCGATCAAAAGTCTATGGTATTAACGAGACAGCCATTGATACTTTTGAGCAATGATATGGATACAATAGAGAGAGGTATACATAAGGC